CACCTGGTCCGTCTGTGTAAAATCAGACGTAAAATTAGCGGTTGCTTTCGCAAGATTGCTTCCGTTAATCTTTGGTAAGGTGTCCGTGTCTAAGATAAAAGTTGTTTGGCATTTTGCGAGATTTTGTAGCAAGATGTATAGAAACCGAGGCCCTAAGGGACTTGCGCTCTATCTGAAAGCCTGTGCTGTAATCGTACAGCAGGTGGCCGGAGGAATGCAAGTGAAATCCCCGTGGGTATTAGGAGCAAACATTGCACGTACCAAGCGTGGTATACCAAGACTCATTTCTCATGGACACCGTCAGTCTATATTGGCTGGCGACGTTGGAGTGATTAGACTTTGGTTGAGTCTTCTTGGACTTTATAGAGTTATAGAGTTCAAAGGAGCGCTAAAGTTGAAAACAATAACGGAACCGGGGAAAGAAATTTCTTCGGTTCGCCGTGAGTTCCGTGGGTTTTGGGGTGACTTCCTTGATTCCCTATCGATTCACACCGGTAAGGAGTCTCGGATAGACCCCTCAATGGACTTAGATCCTAAGTCTCTTCCGCCTATCTTGAAAGCTAGCCCAGCCATTGGTGGAAACACCAGTGTCTGTAATTTTGTTATTGATTCAATAGCAATTTACTCAGATGTGGAATATTATTCCGCACTGAGGGAGTGGTTAGTAGAGGTCGACGGATTAGACCTACTCTGGGCTCTAGAACGTATAGGTGAAATATATCACTCAGTCGGTTTAGATGCCCTTATCAAGTGGTGGGGGAAGCCCCTACCGCTTGGGAGATTAGGTTTCCTTGAGGAACCAGGTAAGATACGTGTAGTGGCTATGGTGCCACTCCTTATCCAGGGTATCATGAAACCCCTTCATGATTGGATATTCTCACGGTTGCGAGTAATCGTTACCGATGGGACATTCAATCAGATAGGACCAATCAGGACCCTGTTGGAGTCATGTGAGGAACTGAACATCCGTTCATTGTACTCATATGATCTCTCTGCAGCAACTGATCGTCTTCCTGTAGACTTGCAGGTTGACTTACTGTCTGAGATTATGGGTAAGAAGTTGGCCCTCTTATGGAAAGGCCTATTAGTATCAAGACCTTACAGACTTCCAAAGATTGCAAAGTCTTACAATCTTGGATTTAATGAGGTTAAATACGAAGTAGGTCAGCCTATGGGAGCGCTGTCGTCGTGGGCGATGCTCGCGTTGACGCACCATGCTATAGTGCAATTTGCTGCGAGTCAAGTGGGAGCTAAACAACCAAAGGGTTGGTTTACTGGGTATGCGGTCCTTGGAGACGATATCGTTATTTCTAACGAACTCGTTGCTGCAAAGTACCTTAGTATAATGGATGACTTGGGAGTACAGGTTGGACTCGCCAAAAGTCTGATCTCGAAAACAAGAAGTCTGGA